TCGGTACCGAACGACCTTACCGAGCTTCGCTCGGCCGGCGGCGGAGCCGCTCGGTCGCAGGGCGGGGCGGAGCTCGGCTCAACCGAGGGTATGTCCGATGATGAGATTGACAACACAGAACACCCGATTACCCAGCGCAACGACCTTTGGGGACGAAGGCAAGCCGCTCGCCCGCCGCTAGCCAAGCTATCCTTTGGGAACTTAGATGGTCTCATGTATGGTGGTCTCAATCCAATCAGTAGTACACTAACGAGCTCGGTAAGGTCGCCGGGTGGCGTCAATATGACCGGAGACCGCTCCCCATGTCTAGATAGCTACTTCAGTTAGCGATCTCGGCCGACTAATGAGTTGAAATATTCTTCTCAAAAGTAATTATGATAGTAAACTATGAGAAAGTTGACTACTCAATTTGTGGTTGATCACATCGATGAACAATTTATGATAGGAATCAACGCCCTCTATTGGGCGGGCACACTCAGGTCTTCTATGACCAACGTGCTTGAGGAAGATGAGTACCCCACATTCTCAGAAGAGTTCTACAGACGCTACGGGTCCTTCTCGCCCGTTAACCCCGACATCGCCATACGCAATATACAGGAAGATAAGTGCAGCATAGAATACTTGGACATAAGCATCCAGTGGGAGGACTTTGTGATCGATGTTATCGGATTTTTCCACCACAGTAAATGCCCCCATGATGTAAAGAGTGACATTAAGGAGAAGTTCTTGGATCACTACGAGTACACAACCTTTGGCAGCGACGACCAACAAGAGGCTGTAGCGAAGAAGATTCTTGACGAATATGGTGACACACGTATGCTCACCTTCTTCGAATTCAGGGACTATCTTTGGGGATGGGATACCGGAGACGTGGAATCTATGAGCAACGACACGGAGTCTGACACGGACGAAGAACCAATGAGCATAACGACCGCGGCACCACGATCACTCGCCCATAGCCGATACGACTCCCCATACTGAATGTAAGCGCAACAAAAGTCTAACACATAGAAAAGACGACCAATGATTAACTTCTTACCAATACTTGAACCCATGGACTCTAAGGGGTGGGTGAGTGGCCGAGTGCTCGGTACTTCAATTACCAAAGCGGGACGGTCGCTGTTGACCGTCATATTGGGATCCTGCTACTCAGGGAGATTTGTACATGAAGATGCGTACCAAGACGACGAATACGACTACTACTTCTACAAAGATGACGATCTCGACTCCATACTGTCTGAGGACTTTATGTTCTAGCGGCGCAAGCCGCCCGGCGACCGGAGGTCGCTAGCGACAGGCATTCACTTTATAACCTCTAGAGGTTATAAACACAGGAGACATAGATATACTTAAAAGTCGTCGTCAAAAATCAACTCACCTTGTTTACGTTCATTCTTCATGACACCTGCCTTCTTGTACTCACTAACCCTCTTCTCAAAGAAGTTGGTCTTACCCTCAAGACTAATCATATCCATGAAGTCAAAGGGGTTCCTAGCATTAAACTTCTTCTCACAACCCAATTGGATCAGGAGTCTATCTGTCACATACTCTAGGTAGCGGGTCATGAGCGAGGCGTTCATTCCGATCAGACGCGCGGGCAGTGACTCTGTGATGAACTCGCGCTCCACATCCAACGCACTCAGCAAGATCTCCTCAATCCTGACCTTACTCAGTTTGAATTTGATATGGTTGTTGTAGAGGTTGACGGCAAAGTCGCAATGAAGCCCCTCATCCCTGGAGATGAGCTCATTTGAGAACGTGAGTCCTGGCATCAACCCCTTCTTCTTGAGCCAGAAGATAGAACAGAAGGACCCAGAAAAGAAGATACCCTCCACGGCCACGAAAGCGATCAGGCGCTCAGCAAACGTGGCCTTATCCCTATCTGTCCACCTCAGAGCCCAGTCGGCCTTCTTCTGGATGGCGGGGAACGTCTCGATGGCCTTGAAGAGCGATTGCTGCTCATCGTGATCGGTTACGTACGTCTCGATGAGGAGCTTGTAGGTCTCGCTGTGGATCGTCTCCATCGCGATCTGGAAGGCATAGTAGGCCCTGGCCTCTGGGTATTGGACCTCGCTGTAGAAATTTTGTACCAAGTTCTCGTTCACGATACCGTCACTGGCAGCGAAGAACGCGAGGACATGCTTGATGAAGTAACGCTCGTCGTCGTTGAGCGAGGACCAATGAGCTAGATCTTGTTGGAGATCGATCTCCTGAGGGGTCCAAAACGAGGCCTTGTGCTTCTGATAAAAATCATCAATGTCTTTATGGTCGACGGTGAGCACAAATCGATTGTTATTCTCTACTAGAATGGATTCCATTTGACCTTTTATATCACCAGTGTTCTTCATAACACACTACGTCCTATAGATACATGACTCTAAAAGTAAATGGAACAACCAGGAGCTACAGGTCCTACAGGTGCTGGTGGAGATGCCAGTAGCATTAAAGGCGCAACTTTATAACCTCTTTCTCAATTCTGGTATTAAGAGACATTTATATTTACTAATTATCTCTTAAATTTTCCAGTTGTTTGGTTATAAATTCTGAAATATTTTTTTCAGTATATGGTACAGTGATTAACCTCACCCCGTTTTGCTTACAAAGTCTTTGTTTCATTTCATCCCTGTACTTCAGGTTATAAAAAGCATCTTTTGTTTTATGAAAATAAGGTATATATTTGTAATGCTGTTCGCCATTGTACTCCACGGCTAATTTTAACTCATCGTTATAACAGTCAAGTTCCAGATTATGACCACTGACCTCATTTAGCATAAAATTAGGTCTAGTTTTTGGGAATGGTTTACCTAAGAGCTTTTCAATAACACGCCTACATTCAGTTTCCCCCTTGCTTTCAAATGATACTTTTTTAGGCTTAGCTACTTTTTTACCTAATAAATCCCAAATCATGGATGTGTGATCCATATATGTCCCTTCCGTACCAGAAAACCAATTCCATGTAAGTAGAATTAGTAATAGTATCACTGCAATCCAGAATAATAGCAAAAACATTTTATTCTCAATCATTGCGTTGGTTTTTCCGAACCACATTTTTCATAAAAAAATAAGTTTTTATTATTTAACTCTGTGTCATAGCCTGATTCTATAGCTTTCTGGCATGCGTTTTTACCTATTTCATACTCATCCACATAATAAGCCACAATCCCTAACTCCTGCCATCTATCATGGTTATAACATTTCTGATTGACCCATAACACGCAATTAGAAGGATAGGGCAGATCGCATGCCATTTTAGCGAATAAGAACGCTAACTTAAACTTGTCCTTCTGCCTATAAATTTTTACAATTTCAATCAAAGGTTCAGCCCTCTCAATGATCTGATACGCTTTGATGTACCACTTAACCCGCTCGTCCTCGTCTCGTTCAAGATCACCACACTTCATCATGGAATTGAACCTTTCCTCAAAGAACCCATCCTTATTGTTGGCTCGTTGTTTGTAAAAGAACATGGCATCCTTCTTCATATTGAGACAGTCGTATGTTTGGGCTAGATAGTATTGAGTGCGCCCGTTATTAGGATTCCTCGCAATGTCCTTCTTAAGCAGCACCAGATCTTTTTTCCAACGCGCTTGCGATTTACCGTCATTATCTTTTACTCTGTCTTGATAGAGGGTAATATCGCCATTCATTTTACCTATCATGGCTTTGGGTGGTACATCTATATACTCGTGAACACATCCCTTGTACTTGAGACCGACGTTAGGTTTAATCAACCTAAGATTGTAGTAGTCGAGATAGTTTCCAGGACCAATGTACCACTGTTGATGGATTAAAAACCCCTGTTCTGATTTACTATTCAAAACTTCTTTCAGGTTGTTGTCAGATCTGTACTCATCATTGCTGTCTAAAAGCAACAAGTAGTCGTAATGGTGCTTGTCCGCAAACTCAAGAAGCTTATTTCGTGAGGTGGCAAAATCCTCAAACTTGCCTTGAAGCAGATGAAAATGAAGGTTATACTTCTTAGCGAACATTTTCATGATATCGATGGTCTTGTCTTCAGACCCCGTGTCAAAGACAATGATGCCATCAACGACATCCTTCACGCTCGATAATGTAGCTTCAATCCTCTGTTCCTCATTTTTAACCATAAGTGTAACAGCTAGTTGTAAATGACTCATTTTCCATCCATATGATGTCTATAGGCCTTTATGTATCATTTTTTACGACACCACGAACAGACTTTTTTGCGGCCGTTAGTTCTATCTGTTCTTATTCTTGAAGATGATGATCCCTATAATGCCGAGTCCGATGAGCCAGATGATCCAAGTGGACCCAAAGAAGTCTGCGACCGAGGAGAACGACCCCGAGGAGGTCTCTTCGTCTTCGTCTTCGTCAGGGACATCGTCCGCATCTTCGTCATCGGGCTCGTCCGTGTCGTCCGGCACAACAACTGGAGGAGGCGGTCCTGGGGCCATCGAGAAAGTATTCATGTAGTCCTGCGCGGCAATCCAGAACTTGCGTTTGATGCAAATCAATACTGTGTCGTTGGGTACCTCAATCTGTCTATTGGAGCACGCTTTAGAGCAGACCTCATTACTCGCACATAAGCTTGGCTTAATCCTCCGTGTGCACCTGTTGCCGTTCCACTTCAAACACGTGTAGCATGGTTGTTTCTTATCTGTTCCACACCTATTGTCAGGATTACATTGCTGTCCTTTTATGGGGGTACATGTGAGTGACGGGATAAGACATTTGTAACCGTCAGTTTTCACAGCCCAACACCCTCCAAGTGAGGATTTGTGATTGTTGATGGCTTTGAATAGAGTGGTAAGGTCGTATGTTTTGGCCTCGCACCCAATTCGCACCCAATCACCGTACGGTTTATCGTTTGGGTTCACCACGTATGAGCCTCGCAGTTTTTGCAGGAAGCTATCGAAGCTGGCCTTGAGATTGGGGTCCTTGTTCAGAACTGCCTCCAATTCCTGTTCGTTTCTGGGACTCTTCCCGTAGCGGCCGGCGATGACCTTTGCGATCTTGATCCTGTGCTTCATTCTCATGATTTGGTGGAAGCCGACGACGTTCACGTATTGGGTCTTGATCTCATTCTCCTTTGTTTGGGCTGTTGATGTCGTCGTAAGACCGAGGCGTTTGAGGAAATTGAGGAGATTGGCATTGTACCTCAGATCCTCTACTCCTCGGACAATGTCTAGGGCCTGGCCGTTGGAGACAAGGCGGTAGTTGCCCAATATCCCCTCAAGTGCTAAGTTGTTGATCTCTATGGTTGGGATGTCGATACCTTGAAGCATCTGTTTAAATCCATTCAATTCTGTGGATGGATTCAAGGTTATGAGGTTTTTATTAGCAAGGTCAATCCTATTCGCCAGTTCGGCTACTGGAGTGTAGATTGCTAGATATTGGTCCATCTATTTTAGTAAGTATAGAAGATTTAGAATAAGTAAGGATGTCATGCTTATAATGACTCATATTAGTAAGCCATTACTGTTTAGCGCAGGCTACTGTATGTATGTTTTCAATAGTATGTTTTTATGGTTCTAATGACTCAAAAAAAATCTTATGATAAGAGGAGTAATAGTTGGTTATAAGGTTGTTTTTATCTGACGTTAGCGATATAAAGCTGGCTCCTACACAACAAAAATGCCGAAGCCAAGATCTCCAGAAAGGCCTCCTAAAAAGAAGGCCGAACCTAAATCTGCGGTCGTCACGCGCAAAGCCGCCCGCCAGCGCTCACCCCTTCCTGTCTATGTCCACGATGCCTCTATTGAGCAACTGGAAGTCGGGGCCGCTGCTCTTTCTTTAGGCGGCAACGAAGGCGACTTCGAAGCCTTCGGACAAAGCCCCGCCTTCATTCGTCGCGTAGAGAGGGCTCAGTTGGAAGACGCCGTCGAAGTGCCGAGCGACCGGAGGTCGCAGGGCGGGGCGGAGCCCGAGCCCCGCAGCCTCAGATCTGATAGGTTTGACAATAGGGTTGATAACAAGGTATACCCGGCCCTCATCGCGCAGCTTTTGAACATCTGTGTTAGCGAAGCCAGCGAAGTGAGATGTGCATTCGCGAACCGCAACCGCCAAAAATACAAGAACATCTTCAGTAGGTATGAGCACAACCTCTCTGAGCGAGATCGTTCAATAATCAAGGGAGCTCTGTTCTACCTCTACGAATTCAGCCGCGTCAAATCTATTGACGCGGACACCGCTCTGTGGATGCTCGGTATATACGAGATCCCTAGTAGCCAGATCATCTCATACACGAGCAAGGAGGTCCTGAAGGGTATAGCCAAGGACCATGGTCTTTTGTATTCGAACAAAAAGGCCGAGGACCTCGTAGAGAGCATCCGAGGCGTCATCGACCCCAGTAGCTAGCGACCTTCCGTCGCCCGTCCGCCGCTAGCTAGATAGTTCACCGTTTCACTATTACCCCTAGGGGTAATAGAACTAAATATGTGGGACAATGGTCTTTACAGACACGATTTCATGGACGATCCTAGACGACCCATCGTCGAGATAGGTGCCACTCTACGTTGCCACAACTCTGCATTGCGCTTCCTCATGAGTCGTTCCTGCATCTCTGTTCTGAACGTAAGTGCCGAGTCCGTGAAGGCGTTGTTGGCCAACTGCCTGTACTCGTCGCCCTCGCTTTGTGACATCATCGTATCAGGACCGTACGTGTTGGCCCATGGGAACACATCGACCTTGCTGCGAGTCACGTAGTTAGGCATCGTGATCGCCTCCACATCATCATAAAAGAACTTAGATCTACCCGTGAGCCGGTCCGTGTATACCCTGTAGCTGGTACCGTATCCTGTAAACCTAGGATCATAGACGTTTGCGTGATCTTGCCCAATGACCTCTTCTTTGATCTGAGGTGTGATGATGGCGTTCTTGGGATCACGCATAGTGTACTTGATCATGTCGTTCGTCTCCTGTACCTCTGTGGGGCCCCACTCTTGGGTGTATGAGATGCCGATGTTGCTCTGGATCGGTTCACCAATGTGAGACTTCTGGAAAACGCCTGGTTGGAGTGTCTGTGTGATGATGTTGTCACGTCGGGGGCTCTCGAAGCAGGGGGCGATATCGGAGGAGTCGTTCTTCTTAGGATGAAGGCTCTTGTCAATCTCGCCAATGATCTCGTCAATCTCGAGATCGCTCACTTCTCCGAGTTCCCTGTCAAATAACACGTCCCTCACATACTTCCTGATGTATGGTTTATGTTTATTGGGTTCGTTGTCTCCCAGATTATTGATGAGGTCATGTATGATCTGTCTGCGATGAGCAAAGAATCCTGGTGGTATACCTCCTGGTCTACCTCCTCCTGGTCTACGTCTGCCTCTACCTTCTGGTCTACCACTCCCTGGAGGTCTGTTTGTCACTACATCCGGATGTCGCTCGCCTCGTCTGCGTCTTCCTCGAGAGCCAGGGCTGCGTTGCGTATCCATATGCAAGTCCTCGCGGAACCCCTCTATCACATCTCCATTTCTGTTTATCATAGGGTCCTCCTCGATTTCATTGGAGATGGTAACTTCAGGAAGAGGACCCAGGTCTTCAGGAATGTCCTGCATCGTCATCCCTCCTTTTGCGGCTAGCGACCGAGCGGCTAGCGACCTTCGGTCGCCGGCGGGCTTGCGGGGCTCTGCCCCGCCTTCCGTCGCCCGTACGCCGCAGGCCGAGCTTCGCTCGGTAAGGTCGCCGGCGGGCGTCGCCCGTAAGCGCTGTCCTCGCAGCACCTTGCATTGACACGGCACATACATGCAATCCTCACACTTGGTTGGGAGGATGCCGCAATTGTAGCCAGCTTTGTCTGAGTCAAAGTTTGTCTCTTTATTGATCTGAGAGTGGACCACAAAGTCATTATTACGCCAAGAATCAAGATCATGAGAGGGTGCGGCCACGAGTGGGGGTATTTTGGTTTTTGGGTTTGGTCCACCGACCAGTTCCTGATTTGGTGATATGTGGGCCAGTCCGTATTCTAGAGGCACAGCGTCATTACAGAACCTCTTCTGAGTTGTAGGGAATCCTACTTTATTGAGATCTGGGTGACGAATGGAGTTGTACTCTCTCATGAATTCGTATAGTTGTTGATTAGACCCACCGGTTGACGGGTCTGCGGGGCGGAGCCCCGCCCAGCGACCTTCGGTCGCTGGTGTAAGACCTTCAATTATGCCCGGTTCAAACCCCTCAATGGTGGGGTCAGCCACTGCTCCTGAGTAAACGCTCATGGTGACTACCATGACGAGGATCAGTGTACTGAACGCGAGCACAGGCTTGTATGCCGCGATCACGATACACACGATCAGCGCCAGTCGCGTGATCGTATTGAGTTTGGCTGATAGACTGTCTTCTGGGCTCGGTAGTAGTTCATATGAACGGAACAGCTGAGTCACATCATACATCCAAAATTTTTCATTTGAAGCCATTTTTTTAAGGTTGATGATAATATCTTCTGTCTTCATGGTTAAATCTTATTACTTATTGATGCGGTCGCAAGGCCGCAGCGACAGGTTTGTAGGTCTTCCTATGTTGACTGATTGGGCCATATTCTTTGAGCATCCTCAGATGCTGTCTAGTAGGGTACCCCTTGTGCTTATCAAACCCGTATTGAGGATAGATCTTGTGAAGCATCAACATTTGATCGTCTCTATACACCTTAGCCAAAATTGAGGCCGCGCTGATGGCAGGCACTTTAGCATCCCCCTTCACGATCGCGTTGCAGGGTACGTCTCCAAGGTCTGGTGCTATGTTACCATCAACCAACACACTATCGGGTTTGATAACAAGACCATCGACCGCTCGCTTCATAGCCAGCAGAGACGCTTGTAGTATATTTAGTTCGTCAATCTCCGTATGGGTGACCTCACCGATAGCCCATGATGCGGCGCGCTCACGTATCTGTGCTGCTAACGCAACCCTGTTCTTCTCAGACAATGTTTTTGAATCGGCTAGCCCCGTAATGGTCTTGAGTGGATCCAAGACGACGGCCGCCGCTATGACGCTGCCAACGAGTGGACCCCTACCTGCTTCGTCTACTCCAGCGAACGGCTTCGTATCCATTTTACCTGGTTTTGTCTACATCACAAATCGTTCCACTATGTTGTCTACAGAGCGAGGTTTGATGTATAAATGGTTAAGCATCTCATTTGCGAGCACGTACTTGACAGTTCCCTGTATCGTGTACACAGAAGCTCTTGAATCCAGGTACGCCTTCTTATCATTGATTAAGGCTTTTAACTTAGGACTCAGCGTCTTCATGGGTCTGTGATTGCCTGGTTGGTCGGCCTGCTTACCACCCACGAATATACGGATCACGTCTTGTATATCGTCATAAAACTCAAATGGGGGAAACTTCTGGTTGTTATTGAGGTTAATAGGTACGGAGCTCTTAATGTTCGGGTCAGTGATCTCGTTCATAGTCCCTTTTACTCTTGAACCACTGGCTGTACTCCAATTAATGGGTGTTCTACCAGCTACAGATATGGGTCTCCAATATAGGTCGTGTGACGATTTCATTACCTCTGCGTTTCTGATTCCGTAGTAGTTTCTGAATGCGTACAGAGGGGACATGACCTCTGAGACGCCAAAGTCGGCAAGGTACGCGACTACCCCAGTATTCTTTACGTAGTAGGTCTTATCCTCAATTACGTACTCAAAGTAACCGCCAGGTTTGATCATCTTGATGAAGACGTTAGTGGACTTGATGTCACGGTGATGTATGGCATAGTAACGATGAATGGCGTACACCGCTATGAGGAGTTGATACAGGACGCTAAGCTGTTCATCAAAATTGTCGAGGGCTACATGCCCTAGATCTGAATCGGCAGACTCCATGAAAGTAACGTAGCACGATCCTGGCGCCTGCGATCCGAAGAGACGTTCGACCTTGCACCCGTCACACATAGCCATATTGTAAACGTACACGAAGTTGGGGCATCGACGGTTCAAGAGGAGGTTGTTCACGAGGTCTAGAATCCTGTTCTCGTGAGGATACGAGTTCTTTTTTATAGCCTCCCACTTCTGCTTTTGAGCGGTGCCCTTCTTCAACCTCCTCTTCTCACTGGGATTGAGGTATGCTTCCTTGATCACGAGGTCATCACCATTGAGAGTGGCTCTATACACCTGTCCAAATGACCCCTTGCCTATCTCGACCACATCTGAAAAGTTGGCCCTAAATGCTGGCGCGTTGGTGCCTGTCATGCACATGTCCCACTGGTCGGCATTGATAGCCCTGAGGAAGTTGTTGATACGCAGTCCCTTGTTGAGTCGCTTCTTAAACCAGGATGTGTTCGGGCTATCTCTGGCCAGTGGCGCGGTGTAATACGTATCAGTGGAGGCTGTAGCTTCTGCAGCTGCTTGTTGGGCTTGCTTGTCCTCGTGCCGTGCCCCGCTCATGACTTTACCGGTAGCCCACCTGACTAGTCCGCCAGCTTGACCATCCGGCAACCGCTTAATACCTTCACAATCTTTCTCAAATTTCTTGTAGGTAGGTCCACCAATTTTGATCTTCTTACCAGTTTTTGGGTTCACGCCTGGGTCGTCGTGCCACTCGATACACTCATCGACAAACTCGGATTTTAAAACACTTGGGTTTTTATCGCGGGGGTCGATATATATCGACCCTAAAGGGGGTTTGTGGAGGGCCGCAAGCTGGGCAGACGTAAGCGGTGTAGGTGGTGGTGGTGGCGCTGGTGGTACCTCGCCCGCTTGTAACCGCCTAATGCCTTCACAATCTTTTTCCCATTGTTTGTAGGTAGGCCCACCAATTTTGATCTTATTACCAGTGATTGGGTTCACGCCTGGGTTGTCGCGCCACTTGATACATTGATCGACAAACTCGGATTTGAACTGCATATCATTGGGTAGTGGCTTCACGTTTTTACAATCTTCTTCCCATTGTTTGTAGGCAGCTCCATCAATTTTGAGCTTCTTACCAGTGATTGGGCTCACGCCTGGGTTTTCTCGCCACTTGACGCAATCTTTGACATACCCGGCTTGGGGTGCGTATGGATCGATATATACTGCCCCTTTAGGGGCAGAGCCAGTACTAGGGGATTCGTTGGCGCATTCTATCTCAAGATCCTTGTATACCTTTCCTGTTGGTTTTATCTGTCGCCCGGTCCTTGGATTGACGGACGGGTCTTGTTTCCATTTTTCACAAACGGTCATTTTTAATATCGTGAGATAGATTCTGATCTAAACGTCATTACCGATTCCTAAAAGATGTCTTTGAAACTAACAGCTGAACAGAAAGAAAAGCTACGCAAGCTCGACGAAGAGATGAAGCTCAAGAAAGAGCACGACGAAAAGAGCCGCACTCGTCGCGAAGCCTCCTCGAAAGCCACCGGTATACCGGTGGATATCGTCGACATGGACGTCATCAAGATTGGGACTCTGTTGGGGATCATCAAAAAGAAGTCCATACTTGAGGGGGAAGAGCCTGACACAACAGGATCCCTTCTAAACTTGCTCCTTGGAGGTGAAGACACGTTTGAGATAGACCGGTCCAAGATTCCTCATAATTTCAGGAACGCACATGCCCTCGTCACAGAGGCAGACAAGATAAGCTATCACCAACAATTTGTACAACAACAATGCCAACACCTATCTGACATAACCATGTCATACATCAAACAAGAAATGACCAACATAAACAGTCTCATCACTGTTAACCTAGAATCAAATACCATTGACAACCTTAAGACAGTGTGTGTCGAGACTATTGATGTCCTTCTTGAGGAGTTGTGCGAAGACGGAGAGGACGATGATGAACTGTGGACAACTCTATCCACAGTTCGTAATGCTCTATTGGGTGCGGTAGACATCTGCGAGTATAAAAAGATCCTAAACGAACACATCGTCATGCTAAAGAAGGCTGGCAAACCTCACAGTCGCATCCTAGGACATCTGTCTGTGAACGACGTGAGGTTGTCGCTATACAGAGGTTGCCTCACTCAGACACAGGGGCCTATGACGTCTGAGGACTCGAATAGGTTGTCCAGAGAGATAGCTCTGAGGTGTTATATGAAGCCACCGGAACTCAAACAATTTGAATTCGATGATATCGTGAGGCAATGCTGCATACCGTCGCTCGTATGCATACCTATAGATGAGGTAATTGAGAACGGCCTGGTAGGCCCCTACCGCAACAACTCAATCGGTTACCTCAACGTCAAAGACAAGAGCCCATCGCCTTGGTCGTTCTACAACCTGAAGAGTATCAACCCCGACGGAACGAGGCTGTGGATCTTGGACAACAAGCTGTGGGTGCTGACTGACAACATGATCTCGACCATGACCGCATATATGATCAAGATCTTCAAAACCTTCTACCGCGAGTACTATGGAACAAACACCTTCAGACAAGGCTTCTGGTTGGCATCACACAACAGGCACTACGACGCGTTCATGAACATGATGAACAACCTCTCATTCATCAGCAATCATGCCATGTTCCATAAATTCCTGATGATGGTCCTGCAACAGAGATCGCCTCTCATTCCCACAGAATATGACTTCTTCAATCACATAGTGTACTATGACTTCCCCATCACACACACCCCCTACCTCACGTGTTTTGAAGACAACATGAAGCAGGTGTTTGACGAGTTGAGTGATGAGCATCTTGGTAAGTTGAAGGCCACGTTCATCATCCCCTACAAAAGATGAAATACGTTGAATTTAAGTTTCTGGAGCTAGTCGGGATAGGTAAAAGATGTAAGAGAATAATCCAGGTCAACATAGTACATGTATATAAGCATATTTGCACCTTGGCAATATACCTCTTTATATGATGCTAACCTTGTCATATAAAACATAAACATGAGATTTAAGGACTATTAACCATAATAAAAATGACTATAACAACCAAACATTATTCTCTTTCTATCCTCAATTCCAAGGATGAACATATCCCTTTCTCAAATGGGGCGTTCAGATTGAGCCACGACACCGAATACAAGGTCATGATTGCTAACAATCATACCTATTGCCAAGCAAATGCCACGGTTTATATTGATGGCAAGCGGGTGGGTAACTTTAGGCTCAGGGCTAACGACAACATCAAGATTGAACGTCCGGTCGATGCTGACAAGGCTCGCAAGCTAACCTTCTTCAACTGCAACAGTGACGAGGGCAGAGCTGGGGGTCTTGAGAGATCGGCCGAGTTGGGCAAGATCAGGGTTGAGATCCAGAAAGAGCATGAGCGTGAGCGTGAGTGTGAGCGTAAAGTGTTCGCTGACAGTACTGACGGAGGCGTCTCAAGAGGGCTCAGTAATTCATCGCTTAGATCATCCAATCAGACACAGTGTGATGGATCCGGTGGGACTGCCCTTGGCGGAGCATCCAACCAGAAGTTCTATACGGCATCTCATATCGAAGTGGAGCCAGAGGTATACAGGCTTGAGGCACGAATGGTCTTGGTTGCGGAGCCGTCTGTCGTTCCTTTGTAGCGGTCTATGCATTATCTTTACCTCATCAAAATGAACACCCAACAGCCGTTTCACCCAACTCACCCTACCAATGAACCTTCCCTGACAAAAGAGCAGGTCGAGGCTGCCAAGGATGAGCTTGTTAGAGATGTGAAAGAGTTCCCACGCATCAACAGGCGATTCGTGGACCCTCATAAGCCAGGCGATCCCAAGTTTGCCCTCTTTTCATACATTGAATATCAAGACGTGGACATGCTTAACTTCTTTGATGATATCAAGGACACCCTGAAGCCCAAGCACAAGAAGCAGCTTGCTGATTTGAGAGCTCGTTCTCAGGTTCCGAAGGGTATCGGCAAGATCAGGGGTGCCTACGTGACGCAGGAAGAGGCTAACCAGCGCGCTGAGGAGATTGTGAGGGATATCGACTCATCCAACTCTGTGTTTACATGCATCATAGGCGTTCCGTTCCCGCTGGTAAGCGAGGGTATGGCCGATGAGCTCAATGAGATCGACCTCCAGCAGCAGACAGAACACGCGATTGCCCAGAACGTGCGCAAGCAGCGTAGGAAGGAACAAAAGGAGATGGAAGATATAAGGATGCGCGAGGATGAGCTGATGCGCAACGCCGAGAAGGACCCCAATGCTGACGACCAGGAAAACTACACTACCCAGCGCGTGAAGCTGGCTCATCTCAGGTACTCGATCGCGGAGCATACCAAGAAGCACGCCGAGTGTATTGAGAACGAAAAGAATGTCGTGAAGTGGCTCATGGATATGAAGAGTCGCAACCCCCAATTTGAGGAGAATTACATGGAGAAGTACATGATCGGACGTAAAGCGGCACATATCCCTGATGACCATGAACTTGAAGGCTTCATGAAGTTCATGAACGACCCCCTGATCAAGCTAGAAGATGTGAAAGAAGATGTGAAAGAAGATGAAGAAGATGTTCAATAAGTCCATTACGTGATATCTTCGTAACCCCTAGGGGTTATGAACGCGATAAGTAGCTGGTATTACTCAATACATGCGCACTCCTGCCAGAGCGGCTGACAAGATGGGATGCTTGTCAGATAAGGATGCGCGAGGAGGAGCTGATGCACTAGTTGTACTTGAAGACACTTGGGATGACTGGGTCTGCGGGGCGGAGCCCCGCCCTGCGAGCAGTCGCTCGGCCTGCGGGCTGTTGTCTGAAGGTCGGGCGGTTGCGGGCGGCGCCTTCCGTCGCCTTGAAGACTCACTCTGATCTTTATTCATTCTGTTATACTTTACAAATTGACTTATTTTTGAAGGGTAAATTCAACTTATTGACCTAAGATCCTTTTCACCTGCTTTACGACTTTGTCCGCTGGGGGGAGGCCATCAATAATATAAGAGCTGTCCCTCATGTCCTCGCGCTCGTACGTCTTGATATATCCCTCATGTAGGAACTTGAGGTAGTCCATGCTTACATCTTGCTCACATTCACGGTTCCTGGCGCGCATGCGCTGAAAGCAGGTGTCCACGTCCGTGCTAATGTAGAAACTGATATCGGGCTTCCAGGAGAGGCGGTCATAGATATCATTGATGAGGCGTTCCTCGTCTTTGGTGAGGAAGCCGTTGTTGATTCCGTTTTCAACAAAGATCATTGAGGAGATGGGTGAACGTTCAACAAACACGTAGGCGTCGCCTCTGTGGGCGCGCATGCGATCGTATTGGGAACGCATAGAGTCAAGGATCTTGATCTGGAGCGCACACATCCAGCGCTTGGGGTCCTGGTAAAAACAGTCCAACAGTGTACCCCAATTACTCAGATCCTCCTCAAACACCAAGTAACCCTCCTCTTTGAGTTTGTTCAGGATGGTACTTTTTCCGGCACCAATGTTTCCATCAATACAGCAAATCAGAGGGACGACATCCGGCTCAGCAGAGACGTGTTCATCCTTGAAATTGAGGGAATTATTCTTGGTAGTCATCTTTGATACTTATCCTTTATTGTTGTATGTTGTTACCCATAATTCATCTATTTTGAGATACCCGCGTTCGGCCATCGTATACAAACAATACTCAGTAATTAAAATGACTGATGATATAAAAGTCTTAGTAACTGGTGGCACAGGACTGGTTGGAACAGCCTTGGCCCAATACGTCCAGCAAGACAGACATGAGGCAAATTGGGTGTTTGTGTCGTCAAATGATGCTAACTTACTTGAATGGGAACAGGTTCGTGATCTCTTTGCCTTCCATCAACCAACCCATGTAGTGCACCTGGCAGCGATGGTAGGCGGTCTCTTTCACAATATGTCTGCCAACCTCGAGTTCCTCATGTCCAATCTGCAGATGAACCTCAACATAGTCAGGGCCTGTAACGCGTACGGTGTGAGGAAGCTGGTGTCGTGTATGTCCACATGCATCTTCCCAGATGACAGAGCGGACGTCCTGAGAGAAGATGACATGCATAGTGGACCTCCCCATCTCAGTAACTTTGGGTACGCCTACTCAAAGCGCATGCTGGACGTCATCAATCGGGCGCACGCAGAGAGCGCTGACGGAGACAAAGTGTTTACATCCATCATACCATGCAACGTATACGGACCCCATGACAACTTTCACCTCAAACACGGGCACGTCATACCGGCACTGATTCATAGAGCCCACCTGGCCTCACAAAACGATCCCGATCATAAAATATTGAAGGTGGCGGGGACAGGCAATCCCCTTCGCCAGTTTATCTACTCGGAGGATTTGGCCAAACTGATCGTGTGGGTTGTGGACAACTACGACTCCTGCGAGCCCATCATCCTGGCTCCTGAGGAAGAGGTGTCGATAGGGGCTGCTGCCCGGGCTATAGCGGCTGCGTTCGGGATCGACACAGTCCAGTTCATGACAGATATGCCCGACGGTCAACACAAGAAGACTGCCAGCAATGATAAATTGAAGTCACTGCTGCCACAGGTCGAGTTCACACCATTTGAGGATGGTATCAAAAAGACAGTTACGTGGTTCAAATTAATGTATCCACAGGTTCGGAAATAAAAGATGTGACGGTTGCCCCGCAACGATGGCTGTGCCGATTTATCTGCAGTATTTAAAAAGATGGCACGGTTTTGCTTCAATGCTAACAGGGAGGACGCGATGGACTTCCTCAAGACGTTCTACGAACGCGTAGACGTTGACTTTGAAATTGATCATACTAGTTCGGACGAGAGCTGCATCATCCTCAAGAACAAACGCGACAAGGATATCTTCATGAACTTGAGCGAACGGTTGGTCGGCGTTAACGGCTTCTCACAGCCGTCATACGTACCCAAGTGGAAGATGATCCGACATAGGGGGCCGTTCCTGGCACAATACAAGAAAGAACCTTACTTTGGATCAGTATTGATCGACAGATCTGGGAGAGGTAAAAACGTCAAACTCTCTCCTGAGGGAGAAAAAGCCGCATTTTTGTACGCGGCTCTGTTGGCCACCCCAATGTGCGACCAATACAAAGATGACTCCACCTTTACCAACAACTACTTGAAGGACCTCAACACATACATAGACAAGGACCAATTCGCTAGGTTTAAGGACATAGACTGGCGAGATGTGGTTGCCAAGTACCAAAAAAGGAGCAAGATGGTGAGTACTGGTGATAAGAACAAATATGGGTTTGTTGAGGTCGACGGCCAAGTATACACAGCCACCCCTTTCGCGGCCGACGACATGTCTATTTACTTTGGAGATGACGACAAAGACGTGCAAAGGGGGCGAATCAAACGCGCAATCACAGCCGCTGACGTCACCCTCAATCTGTCTTCGGACGTAAAACAGGAACTACCCAACATCTCTGAGTTCAAAGAGGTGGTCTACAAACCTGGTATGAAGTGGGCCGCCAAATGGAACCACCCGATCACGGGACGAGTCAGGTATATGGACATCTTTTTCAACAACCCCACCGAGGAGGAGTTTGCAGAAAACTTCATTGAGATGTACGACAGCGACATCGAGTCCAGCGCCGGCGGAGACGACGAGGGAGACGACGAGGGAGAACGCGACTACGAAGACGAGGAGGATAGTGACGTAGACGAGGATGACCGTTGGGCTTTGGACTTGAGCGAAGACGAAGAGGATGACATTCGGTTGAGTGACGATGCTCCTGCTCGTATGTCGGAGTTGGAGAGAGAGAGGCGCCGTTTCGCGTACGCGGAGAGTATACCGCGCGAAGAACAACTCGATACCGCGAACATTGATGATGAGGAACTGGACCTCCCGTTCTCGTATATCGTCCCACCAAAGACGCAGTGGGGGTATGTGCTGGACGCGTGCAAATCGGGCTTCGGGGTTGTGGGTAATCTGGGTAAGGTGAGCAGCGCGGTCCTGCAGCTCGTCGCGGATGGCGCCGCGATAGCAGTGCGCGACGGGACCGCGCGTGTACCAGAGGTGAACAACGCCTTCATGAGGTACGCTCAACAGCGGGATGTGTGAATGATTATTCGCAGGATCAATCGTAAAAAAATTATCTCCACTAAACAAAAGATTCATAATGGCAGATGGTTCAGAAATGCTAACTTACATGCTCTATGCAGTACTTGTCATCGTGCTTGCCGTCGCAGGTTGGTACATCGGTAACAAATGGGAATACAAAGAGGTAGGTGCAGCCGTCGGAGGTCTGATCGGCGCGGGCATCGTCTACTGGCACGCGACGAGCGGCAACAACTACTCATTCTAAATGACAAAACAGCGATCAAATTGTAAAAATTTATCTTGCTCCGGTAAAAAGAATGGCAAGAAGACGATCAAGAGTACGTAGCCGTAGCAAGGCCAGATCTAGATCCAGGTCTAGATCCAGGTCCAAGCCTAGGTCCAAGCCTAGGTCTCGCTGTAGGAGCTATCAGTACAGAAGTCCCAAAACCGGACATTGCAGGAATTACGTCAACATGAGCGAGCGCGAGCGCTCCATCGCCCGCAAGATCCTCGCCAGCCGCAGGCGCAGACGCTCCCGCTCCAGGTCCAGGTCCCGCAGCAGGCGCCGCTATTAGATGAAATGTTGATTTTGGTTATACACGACCCATTACCTCACGAGGTAATGGATACTTAGGATACTTAGGATACTTAGGATACTTGACTTAAAATTCTATAACACTCGCTATGATCTAAGCACTACATCTCATTCACAAAAAATGAAGTTATTCTCACTCACGTTTTGTATGCTATTCCTGATGC